TGGCGCTGCTAAGAATAGAGGTGCTATTGAAGCTATGAATGCTGGTATGTCTGTTGGTGGTGGTGGCAATGTTACAACTGCTGAGATTAACTTTAATGTTCAAGCAATTGACGCTTCATCATTCAATAGTTATCTTGTAAATAATAGAAGCACGATTGAGGGTATCATCAATTCATCTTTGGCTACGAATGGTTCAGTGCGTAGAACTATCAAACAGACTATCTAATGGCATTAACTAATTTATCGTCTGACTTGCTTAATGGTCACAGCCATATTCAAGTCGAAGAATTTATGAAGCAAGGTAACGCGCTTCAATTTAACTCTGGCAAAAACCAACGAGTTGTTAGAAACACGTTGCCATCAATTGAATTAACGATCAGTTATAAAAACATTGATAAGGCTAAATTTGATAATCTTAAGTCAGCTTATGAAATAAATCATTCTAATACGTTTGAATTATCTAATACAAGCCAAGAAACACTATCAGAAATAGACGCAAGATATAAATATATAGCAGGCTCTAACGCTTCAACTTATGCCTTTAGAGAGTTTAAATTCTCTGTTCGTGTTGATTTAAAATATACTGGCACGATCAAGCTAATATCAAGCGTGTTCTTTGATTATCCAGAATATCAAGACTTATTTACTCAAGCATCAAGCTATTCACCAGTAACAACAGCTGACACAGGATTCATTACGTTAATGGAAACAGCAACGCCGTATCAAGTGAACTATGAGTATCTATCAACGTCATTATTTTCTAATATTGGACAATCAGCCAGACACATTAAAGATAGGGGTGGACTGCGTAAGAAATGGACGTTATCGTGGTTATTATCTGAAACTGTATTCTTAGCATTGCTGAAGTTCTATCGTATGCGTGGTGGCATTATGAGTGACTTCGGTATGCCAGATAGTGGCGTTATATTGACTGAGTATTTAAAAACTGAAGCTGGTTATTTTATAACAACTGAAGCTGGCGATAAGCTAATTACTGAGGGTGCGGGTGCTATTACTAAAGCTATATTTATGAAAGATTCGTTTAAATATGATAGAAATATAAACGGCTTGTATTCTTGTAGAGCAGATATTGTAGAGGTATTATGAGTAAAAATTTAAGTAATTATGTAAGGTCTGATGATGCGTTTGCTATCATTCACTTGTTTGAATTTGATATGTATGATTTTGAGGGTAATTTAGATGAGGTGCTTAGATTTACTGACCACGAAATGTTTGTTAAATACAATACTAATGATTACACGCCTTTGTCTATTACGTTTGATAGATTGAATGAAGATTTTAGTATGTCATCTGACTCGGTAAGCTTATCCATTGATAATATTAATGGTGAACTAACAAGGGAAGCATTAGCATCTGAATGGCGAAACAATAAGGCACGAATTATTAGATTTATCTATACGCCCAATGCTCAAAGCGATGGCGCTGATTATTATGATTACGGTATTATTCATTCTGAAGATATTAATAATTATCCTTACATTCATATGGACGATTTTATTACTGCTCAAACTACTGATGCTTATTATCTATTTAATGGCGTAATTGATACATTTAGTGCGACTGAACAAGCATTAACGGCTACACTAACAACGCCGTTTGTTCATTGGAACAAACCATACCCATCAAGAACGTATAATCAAAATGAATTTACATCTATTGTTGGCGCTATGAGCGATATGGTTTACTGGGGCAGACAGAATATTGTTTAATAAGGGGTTAATATGGGTATAGGTAACATTTTTAAAGCTATTGCTGGAATAGCATTAGTATTTTATGCGCCAACATTAGCAACAACTCTATTAAGTGGCGCTACTGCTGGTGCTGCTTATTATTTAACAGTTGGTGCGATTACATTAGTCGGCGCTTCTATATCTGGCTCGGCATTAGCACCATCAATGGGTGATATGTTTGGCTCTGATTCATACGCTGGTCAAAAGCTAAAGACAACCAAGGATAATTATTCACCAGTATCAATTGTCTATGGTGAAAATAGACTTGCGGGAAATATCATTTGGCAAACAACTAATAGCGCTGTTAATAATGATAATTCTGCAAATGGCTACAATCGTGATTACTGGTCAATTATTGCGCTTACTGGTCACACCATTGAAGATGTATTAAAGATTTATGCCAATGATAAGACATTAGATGTATCTGGTACTTATTCCGATAGGTACGCAAATGAATATACACACTTGCAATGGCACAATGCTAATACAGTGCGTGAGCCGATTAATGATATTGAGTTCGTCAAAGACAACACATATGCTAATGACGCATTTACAACGATCACTGGATATTCAGTTGGCGAGGCTAATTTAACCTTATCAACTGGTGATACTTCAGCTAATAGAGATAATCTACTTGATGATGATGACGCTACATATTGGTTAACGTCTAATTCTAACGGTCTTGGTGAATATGTGAGTATTGATATGGGTGCTACTGCTTATGCCTCGTCAATGGAGCTTACACTGGCTCACAACGTAGATACTGGGCGTGAGGTTGGTACAAGCTGGACGATTCAATATTCAGATAATAATACAACGTGGACTAATGCTAATTCTGGTGATGACTATTCATTTAGCAAAGACGAAATAATTACAATTAATGTAGATCACGCTGAAACTCATAGATATTGGCGCATACAGTTTGACGCATTATGGGAAGTTTTAGATAATGGCAATTTATCATCAAAGCAGTTAAGAATTTACAGCTTCAAAATCAATACTAACATCAACTCGGTAATTGAAGTTCCAAAAGATGTGGCATATTTAGCTGTTCACCAAGTATTTGATGCTCAAGACAATAAGAATACTGAGTTTGATAATTTAACCGTTGAGTTAAAGGGTAAGAAGATAAGAGTGTTAGCCAGTGCGACTACTTACTATACAAACCCGATATATTCAAACAACCCAGCCGAGATTATCTTAGATTTGTTGCGTGATACCTTGTCTATTGCTGATGCTGATATTGATTATTCGTCAATATGGGATGCTAAACAGATTTGCGAGGATAATGAATGGACGTGTAATTTAGCAGTCGTTCAACAAGCTAATATTCAATCAGTTATTCAAGATGTATTAGGCACGTTTAGAGGTCAGATTGTTCATTCTGGCACACAATGGAAGTTAAAAGTAAACAGCAAAGAAACAGCTATTGACGATATTTTAGATGATGATGATTTTATTAGTAATTCATTAAGCGTTTCAATGCGTGGTAATACTGAGATAGCTAACAAGATTATATTCAAATATATCAATCCACAAGACAACTGGCTATCAGCACAAGTAATGGTTGAAGATACTGATTTACAAACGTGGGATGGTCAAACCATTGAGAAAATTCTTGATGTTAAAGGTGTTACTAATACCGCTCAAGCTAAAGAATTAACGCAAATTGCCTTAAATACAATGCGTTATAGTGAGGGTTTACATAATGGTGGCGAGTTTGTTATTGGTAAAATCTACGCAATCAAGACTGCTGGCACGACTGACTTTACGTTAATTGGCTCTGCTGATAACAATGTTGGCACGGTATTCACAGCAACTGGTGCTGGTACTGGAGATGGTACGGCTTTATATAGGCTGAAACAAACACCATTGGCATTATCATTCGCCACGACTGTTAAGAACGCCCATTTAGAAGTGGGCGATGTTATTACTATACAATCTGATTTACTTGATAGAGATAGGGAGTTTGTTATTCTATCTGTTGAAACAGATCAAAGCGGATTAGTACAAATCTCAACAAGGGAATATTGCGAAACGCACTTTAGAAACACAGACGGTAATTATGTGATATGATTACCACAACTTATTAAACCGATAATAAATTAGGAAGAATTATGTCAGACAAGAAAATTAGTGAACTAACCGAATTAACCGCACCAGATGGAGCAGAAGAATTAGTTGTTAATGATAGTGGAACGAGCAAGAAGATTACGCAAGCAAACTTATTAAAAGGTATTGATAATTCAAGTGCTGATGCGACTGCCATTACTATTGATGCTAGTGAGAATGTAACTCTATCAAGCGGTTTAAATATTGATGGTGCTGCTACTGTTGGCACTATGTCAAATACTCAAGTATTCACTGGTGAATCTGACTATGCGTCAAGACTTCGTATTGGTACTTCATCTACCGTTGCTGGTGAAGCTGGACAAGGCTTGTTACAGATACAAGGATACACGCCAAGTGGTGGTAGCACTTGCGGAACTATTGAGTTTCTAGATAAAAGAGATAATGACTCTATTGTTAAGATGACTGTTGAGCGTGGTGATGGTGGTTTTGGCTCAGGTGAGCTACATATAAAAACAAATAACGGTTCAGATGTTTTTAGCACTAATGCTACATTCCCATCAACGGGCGGTATCACATTCAACGGCGACACAGCAGCAGCTAATGCCTTAGATGACTATGAGGAGGGTACGTTCAGTTTATCACTGAACACCTCTGGTAATACTGCTCGAACATTAACAACAAATGATTGTTATTATACAAAGATTGGGCAGGTTGTTCACGCGTGGGGGACTATTGTAAGTAGCGACAATCTCAATGACTCTAATTACTACCTTATGGGTAGCCTTCCTTTTATTGCAGTATATCCTTCTGGTAGAACTGCAATGACAGGGATGGCAAGTCAAGGTTCATTGCTATTCCCTATAGTTGAAAGTAATTACCCAAATCACAAGCTAGAAACAAGTGCGACAAATCTTTTGGACGCAACTGACAGCTTTAAGTTTTTCGTAAGTTATCGAGCAGCATAATTAACCTAAATGGATTTTAGGTCAGACATTTATAACAACAAAGGAGAGTCAAAATGGCTTTAACAAAGAAAACAGTAGTAGATAAAGTAGAGGGCTATATGAAAGATATAGTCGGCTTTGAAGGTCTATACGCCATAACAAAGGATGGAAAGGTTTGGAGTTATCCAAAAGAAGCACGCAATAATCTAAAAGGCAAGTGGTTATCTAATGACAAATCTAGCAGATATCACCAAGTTAGTCTTATGAAAGATGGTGTTAAATATAAACGAACCATACATAAGCTTGTTGCTACCGCATTTTGTGAAGGTTTTGATGACTCATTACAGGTTAATCATATTGATGGAGATAAACTTAATAACAACGCTACAAATTTGGAGTGGATATCAGCATCAGA